GATATTATTAATGCATTATATTACATTAAACCTGATGAGATTGCAATGATAGTAGATATTCTTCAGAAGTATGGTAATACTTATAGTACTACTTTTGAATTTAGAGATATTCAATGCCCTCATTGTGGTTATAAGACTGAACTTATCCCTATTAATATTAATGATCTGGTTTTTCTCAAATATCAACAGTTGATGAATACAACCGTAGATGTGAACAACATTATAGTGAACTAAATGCATTCTTAGCAATGTTTAAAAGTGAACTAAGTTTACATAACATACTTTATGATTTAACATATAAAGAATTGATATATCTTGCAAAAGCAAGGGAAGCTCAAATTCTAAAAGAACATAAAGAAAATGAGACTATGTTGAAAAATCAAGAAAATATGAATATAAGAAATAGTATTCTTAAGAAATGATGATACATTAATTTAAAATTTTTAATTTGAGGGGGATAAGATTTTGGATAAAGATATGGCCTGCTGTATAAATCATTTAGCCGGGTCTTCTTTAGAAATCTTTGAAAATATAATAAGCCTTCAATATGTTAAATTTATAAAATTTTATAGACTTATTGAAAAATATCTAAGTAATATAGATTCTATGGAATATGGTTCCATTTCACAATCGTCATTAGATGTTATACTTATATTCAAAAATGATAATGATTTGAAATCTATAAAATCTGATATGTTAGATTATATTGATACTAATAATTATGATGGCGATGTTAAGATTTCTAAAAGTAAAAATAAATTAAGTGTTAGTATAAGACTTAATGAAGATTAGGCTGTTGATATGATTGATATAGAATACATTTACGAAACAAAAGAAATTGTTTTTGTTAGTGTAGTATTATTTATAACTATACTGATATTAATATTTAAAGGAAATCTATAATAAAATAATCTACCTATTATTAATAGGTAGATTATTTTTTATTAAGGAGGACTTTATATGAGTAGAATAAAACGAATAAAAAATAAGTTTTATGATGTTGGTACAAGTAATAAAAGTTTTTTACAAGTAGCAAAAGATTTAAAGAATTTAGGTATTAGAAATTATTATTTCATGTTAGAAATATATGATTACTCATTAATAAATGTAGATCCCTATGCAGATAATTTAACACAAGACCAAATTAGTAGAATAATGATGGAATGTGTAAAGAATCCATGGTATTATCTAAGAGAAGTTTGTAGAATACCTTCTCAAGGTGGTGTACCTGTTAGATATAGAGCAAATAGAGGTAACATTGCTCAAACATGGTGTAATTTACATGGTATAGACTCTTGGTTATGTTTACCTCGTCAGCAAGGTAAAACTGTATCTGCTATTGCATTATATGCATGGGCATATTCATTTGGTACAAATGATTCACAAACTATATTTATACATAAAGATGCAGATGGTTCTAAAGCAAATTTAGGAAGATTAAAAGACCAAATAGATTGCTTACCTGAATATCTTAGATTTGAATCTTTAATGATTGAAGACAGTAGTGGCAAACTAAAAACAGTAAAAGCTGTTAAGAATGCAACATCATTAAAACATCCTATAACTAATAATGTAATAAATACTAAATCTAAAGCTACTAATTATGAAGCAGCATTATCATTAGCTCGTGGTTTAAGCTGTCCGTTATTATATTTCGATGAACCTGAGTTCACAAATGAAATAAAAACTATAATAGAAAACTCAGCTCCTACTTTTAATACAGCTGCGAGAAATGCTAAACAAAATAATGCTTTATATAGTAGATGTTTTACTTGTACGCCTGGCGACCTTGATACAGCTCCGGGTGAGCAATCTCAAAAAATACTTGCAGATACTGCTACATGGACTGAAAAAATGTATGATATGCATTATGATAAAGATGATGATAAAAATGAAGTATTACAATATGTTTATAATAATAGTAGAAATAATATAGTTTATATAGAGTATAGCTATAAACAATTAGGATTATCTAATGACTGGTTCTATAATATATGTAGAGAAATTAATAACCCTATAACTGTAAAAAGAGAAGTATTATTACAAAGAATAAGAGGTTCTTCAGATTCTCCTTTTGACCAAGAAGATATTGAGTATATTATGAACTCAGTTAAAAGTGTAATTGAAGAATTATTTATATTAGAATACTTTAAATTTGATGTATATACTCCTTTAAATAGAACTACTCCTTATATAGTGGGAGTAGACTGTTCTACAGGTACTAATGAAGATAATAATGCTATAACTATAATAGACCCATATACAGAAGAACCTGTAGCTGATTTTAAATGTCCTTATATAGGTGAAACTAAATATGAGCAGTTGTTAATGACTCTTGTTAAAGAACATATACCAAGAGCTATATTATGTATAGAGAGAAATAGTGTTGGTGATGGTATAATAGACCATCTATTAAATTCATCAATTAGACAAAATGTTTATTATGATAAGAATAAAGATTTAGTTGAAGATAATTTAAAAGATAGCTCTACAATAACAAGTATGCTTAAAAAACAAGCTGAGCAAAAGAAATTCTATGGTGTATATACTGGTCCACAGAGTAGAGAAGATATGATGGCTATATTATTTAGAAGAGTTGCAGAATTTAAAGATAAATTTGTTACTAAAAATATAGCTGATGATATAGCTCATTTAGTAAGAACAAGGTCAGGTAAAGTTGAAGCAGGACCCGGTATGCATGATGATAATGTCATGTCATATCTAATAGGAATGTATATATTCTATCATGGTAATAATCTTCCTATGTTTGGATTTATCAGAGGTTCTGAAGAGATAGTTTCTAAAGCAGACAAAAACTATACTATAGATGATATTGAAAGATTGGGAATATTACCTGAGAAAGATATTATTACTATGAAACAACAAGAAGCTGTAGCTAAGGAAAATGATTATGATAAATTATTACAAAAAGCTATAGCTCAAGCACAAACTGAAACAAGAGTTCTTGCTGAAAGAGGACTAATTAGAAATAGTGTATATGAAAATACTCCTAAAGAAGTATTAAATGAATCAGATTATTCAAGTGGAGATATAGATTTAGATATATTTAATGAATTAAATGGATTCTAATATTCTATTATACATTATACTAAATCTATTTTTAATTGTAAAGGAGTGTTTATAGTATGCCTATAAAAGACGATATAAAAACTGTAAAAGAAATGCTTTCAATGGCAGACACGGCTATTGAAACTGCCAATAGCTTATTAAGTAATAAAATAAGTTCTTATGGATTAAATGATTTAATCATACAAAGATTAAACATTCCAAATACTAAAGAGATAAGTGAATATACTGATAACGATATTGATAAGATATTAATTAGTATAGATGCTAATAAAGAAGAAACCTATATAGATGCTTTGCGTAAAAGTTATGAAGAGTTACCTAATAATAATCCCGATAGTGAAGATTATAAAACTTTTTATGATTATAAGAAAGAAATCTTTTTGGATATAAAAAGAGATTTAGTTAATATAAGAGATATCTATAAAGAAAAAGAAAGCCTTATCGCTGAGATAAATAAAATAAGTGAAGACTATTTTAATTATAAACACTCAGATGAATATAAAGAAAAAAGAAATGCTTATATAGAAAAATTAAAACAAGATATAGAAGCAACTTCTGATTCATCTGAAAAGAAAAAGTTAACAAAGATGTTAGATGCTCTTACTAATGAAGAGTCTATAGATTTTCTTTTTGAAAGAGTTAATAAATTAGGTGATAAGGAAATTAAAAACATTAAAGATATTTTCTTTAATAATAAACGAAGCGAACTTGTAATGGATAGATTTAGAAGTAGACTTCCAAGATTTGGATATAGTAAAGATATATATAAAATATTCTTTAATATTGAAGAGAAATTTCTTCCTGAAGAATATCATGTATATAATAATATATTCTTATTCCATGTTACAAGATATATTGCATATATAAACCCTGAGAATAAAGTAGATTCTTTACATGCTTCAATTATATTAAGTAAACTTTATAATCTTATTTATCATAAATTTTCAAGTGAAGAATTGGAAAATGAGTTTATTAACAAGATTAAAGAATTTGATGATAGATTTAAAGAATATAAAGATTACTTTGAAGAGAATAATGTAACAGCTCCTTCACATCCCAGCAGAAAAGAAAAAGATAAAGAGTATGACGAAAGAAAGAGAATGCTTATTATCACAAGTTTACAAAATGCCGGTATGGAAGATATTGATACTACAATGGAAACTGATGAATTGGAAAAACTTTTATTAGAATATACCAAACCTCATGAAGAAGTAGTAGATAAAGTTGAAGAAGTATCTGAAGAAGAGGTTACAGAAGAATCTACTGAAAAAGAAGCTGAACCTATCACTGAGCCTTTAGAGGAAATTGTTAACCAAGTAGGTGAAGAGGCAACAATATCATCCGAAGAAGTTATTGAAGAGTCTAATGAAGAAGAAGTAGAAGATGAAGAATTACCTGATATAGATATAGTAATCAATCCTG